TTCACTTAATCATACTGCAGGATTTAAAAAATATTCAGATCTCCAAGTTTTAAGTGAATCTGATGACACAAATCTTGTAGTAAGTAGTGTTGATTCAGAAGTAGGTTTCCTTGTTGATATAATAGGAGAGGGTGATTTAAATTGTTATTATGATTTTGATTCAGTTAAAGAAGATATAAATTATGTGAATGGAAGTCTGGTGTCAAATAATATTATATTTGACAATGTTATCCTTTCTGATTATTTCCAATCAATTGGTAATAGAGTCCTTTCAATTGATAGTATAAGTGATAAATTTAATAGCAATGAAAGATCAGAACAATTTGCTAATGTTTCTCAATTTGATGTAAAAACTAAATTTAACAAAACATTACACTTTATTAAAGATACACAATTTACTGATGAGAGACAGTTTCAAATTTCTACAGTAATTCAAGATGATGATTTCATATACATGCAATCGTATGGAACTTTAAATACATTCCCTTATTTGGGATACATGGAAGCTACTGTTGGAGGAGAAGGTTGGAGTTTTGATTGGTATCCTGTTAAATTTGAATTTAATAATTATGATGTATCATCTTTCTCTTTCAATTTTAATCCTGGAGATGTTGGAGTAGCATCTACATCATTTGGTAATATAATTGACTATAATAGTCAAGAAGTAAATGTCCCAGCTGCAACAACAACAACTATTGTGTCTGTTGGAACTTCATATAGATCATTAAAAGTTCTTAATTTAATAGTAGAAGGTGATAGTCATCATGCAGCAGAATTAAACATTCTTCATGATGGAACTGATGTCACAATGCTTGAATATGGTAACTTAGATGAAACATCCTCTACATTATTCAGTGGTATAGGAACTTATGGAGCTAGAATTTCAGGTATCAATTTAATTGTTGAATTCCATCCAACTACAAGTGTTGCCTCTACTTCATATAGTCAAGTAGTTTCATTTGCAAGAGGAAATACTACTACTGGGGTTGTTACAATGAACAGCGCCCAAATAGGTTCAGCATATACATCAATACCTTCCTCTGGATCACCTACTGCCCATGTTTTAAGTTCCTATGATGATCCATATAGTGCATCATATCAAATAGTAACAGTTGAAGATACTACAAATAATCAACATGAATTTTTTGAATTTAATGTTCTCAATTCAACAACATTACCTGTCCAACACTATGTTGAATGGGCAAATATCCAAACTCATTCTGGTTTAGGAACTATTGGTGTTAGCACCACTGGAAATACAGTACAGGTTGTTTATACACCAAATCCTGGAATTGCTGTTGAGGTAAAATCCTTCAAAGTTGATGCTAGAGAAATTGATTCTACCAATAATCTATCTACAGTACCATTTGATGAGGGTGAATTTAAAACCCAGACTGGAAATTATTTTGGAACAAAAAGTTCTGTAATTACAGCATTTAATTTAACACATGATGGAAATAATATATTCTCCAGATTGTTTGATGGAAGTTCCACTGTAGGTGTCAATACATCTACAAATCATATTTCAATTCCAAATCATTTCTTTAATTCTGGCGAAGCAGTCAAATATAGCACAACTGGAACAAGTCAAAAAATTCAAATTGCATTAACAGATTTTGGAGGAAGTGTAGGATCTACTTCTATTTTGCCTGAAAATCTTTTTGTTACTAAAATTGATGATGCAAGAATTGGATTTACAACCAGTGCTTCAGATGCATTAAAAATTAATCCAACATTAGTTGGTCTTACTACTGTTGGTGTGGGAAATTCTCATTATGTAACTACAACTAAACAGGATAGTAAGGTTCTGATAAGTGTTGATAACATGATTCAGTCTCCACTTTCTAAAACAGGAATTGCAGCAACTCTTACTAATTCTATTGTTTTTGATACACAATTCCAAACAAGTGGTTTATCTACAGTAAGATCAAATGATGTGATAAAAATTGATGATGAGTATATGTTAGTAACTAGTGTAGTTGGTTCTGGAATAACTGTTACTGTTAGGAGACCAATTCTTGGCACAAACGTTGCGCCTCATGGAGTAGGAGCAACTATAACTAAGTTTACTGGCAATTTCACTATAAGTGATAATATACTTAATTTTACATCAGCTCCTTTTGGAAACATACCATTAGGTACAACAACTAATCCACCTGATGAGAGAGATTGGTCTGGAATATCCACAAGTTCTACTTTTAGTGGAAGAGCATTCTTAAAAAGAGGTGCATTGAATTCAACAAATGAAATTTATTACAAAAATCATGTGTTTGATGATTTGTCTAATGAATTTGTTGGAATTATAAGTGAGTTTACATACAAATCAAATGGACAAGATGTAATTGGTATTACCTCTTCAACTGTAGTATTAATAAACAACATTTTCCAATCACCTCAAGGAATTCTTCCAAATGAAGTTGGTGAGTATGAAAACTTTGAAGATACTAATGTTGGTATTACATCAGTTAGATTCTTAGGTATTGGTACTCCATTGGGTGATGATGCTAATAGAGGAAACATGCCTATTGGAGGTCTTATTGTTTCTATAGGTTCTCAAGAAGGTTTTGGTTATCAACCATTAGTTGCAGCAGGCGGAACAGCAATTATATCTGGTCTTGGAACAGTGTCATCTGTTTCTATTGGAAATAGTGGTTCTGGTTATAGAACTGGATTAGGTACAGTATACAATGTGGGTGTTCAAACTTATTTTGGTGTGGTTCCTGTATTGACAAATATTGGAACAGCACTTGTAACTAATGGACACGTAACAAGCATCAATATTACAAATCCTGGAACTGGATTTACTAATACAAATGCTCCAGTTGTAATTATAGATGAACCATTGAGTTATACAAATATTCCTCTTGAATATTCCTCTACATCAGTAGTTGGATCAGGAAGAAGTGCCACAATTGACATAGTTGTTGGACAAGGTTCAAGTGTTATTGACTTTGAAATTAAACATTTTGGATATGGTTATGGTAATAATGAAATTCTTACAATTCCTGTTGGAGGACCAACTGGAATTCCTACAGATTCTTCTGTATCTTTTAGTGAATTTAAAATATCTATTGAAGAAACTTATGAAGATCAATTTAATGGATATAGTATTGGTGAATTCCAAGTTCTTGATAGTTTAGATCCTCAGTTTGATGGTTTTACTAGAGTATTTTCTCTTACATCAGAAGGAAATCCAATTTCTATTAAATCATCCCCTGAATCAAATATTGAAGTGGATCAGACTCTAATTATTTTTGTCAATGATGTGCTTCAAGTCCCTGGATTGTCATATTCTTTTGAAGGAGGAAGTCAGGTTATATTCAATGAAGCACCTAAAGGTCCAGGTTCTGGAGTTCCTAAAGGAGATACCTCAAGAGTTCTTTTCTATAAAGGTGCAGGTGATATTGATGTTCAATTTACTGAGATTCTTGAAACTGTAAAACCAGGCGACACACTTGATATTAACCACAATGTGGAATTAGGACAACTTATCACTCTTGATGAGGATGTAAGAGTTGTTACTGGAATTTCTACACTTGATAGTGTAAAAACTAATCAATATCCTGGTCCTGGTATTTCAATTGATCAAACAGTTTCTAGACCAGTTACATGGTGTAGACAAAAGGTTGATAAGGTTATAAATGGTCAATTTATTGGAAAGGATAGAGAAAAATATGAACCAAGTATTTACCCCGCATCTTTCCTCACTAAAGCAGTCAGTATAAGCACAACATTTACATATGTTGATAACGTAAGACCTCTATTTGATGCAAATAATGAGTCTACTTTAAGATCTTTCCAAAATAAAGTTACATTAATATCTCAAAAACCAACAGTATCTGCAGCAGGAACTGCAATTGTTTCAACAGCAGGAACTGTTTCATCTATTGATGTTACTTCTGGTGGTTCTGGATATGATTTCATACCAACAGTTACAATTGCTGCACCTAGTGGAATTACAACATCACAAGCAATAGGAGTTGCTACTGTGACTGGTGGTGTTGTAACTGGTGTCACTATTACTGGGATGGGAACAGATTATAACACACCTCCACTTGTGATGATTCAACCTCCTAAAATTTCTAAAGAAGAAATTTCAATTACAGACTATAAAGGTGATTATGGAATAATTGTTGGTCTAGGAAGCACTAGTGTTGGTTCACAAAAACAACTATTTTTTGATACATTTATTCCAGTTGATTCATTTATGAGAAATAGTTCTCTTGTAGGGACTGGAATAACAATTTCTGGAGTTACTGCAGGTGATCACATAGTAATTAAAGATACATTTATCTCAATTGGTGGAACATTTGCTTCAAATGTTGGAGTTGCTACAACAGCACTTGATTGTGTATATGAAGTTGCTTCAGGCATCACAACAGTTGTTCAATTGGTTGGATATTCAACATCTGTTGTAAGAATTACTTGCAATGTTGATGGATATGGTTCTGGCATTGCTCATACTAGTGGTTATTTCTTAGGAAATTATAGTTGGGGCAAATTAGAATTTGGTGAAAGGGTTGAACCTACAAGTTTTGATTTCTTTGGAGAGAATGGTATCACTGGTATCTCTACTTCTGGTCTTGTTCAAAGAACAGTTCCATTGAAATTTAAAAACTATTCCTAACCACTATAAATAAGAAAAAAAGTCCTAATAAAATGGCTGCGATTATAACTGATCAACTTCGTATATTAAATGCCAAGAATTTTGTATCTGGTGTTCAAACAAGTACAAATTCATATTATACGTTTATTGGACTTCCTAATCCAACAGACTATCTTTCTACCTGGAATAATGATCCACCTTCTCCCAAAGATAGTTTAGATCAATCAAATGATTATTGGGATACTATGATTGCGTTGAAGAAAATATCTTCAACAGATATAACACAGGTTGTTAAAAAAAATACCTGGAGATCAGGTAATTTGTATGATATGTGGAGAAATGACATAACAAGGTCAAATCCCTCACAACCATCAGGTTCATTTAATATCTATTCATCAAATTATTATGTAATAAACAGTGATTACAGAGTATATTGTTGTCTTAACAATAATGCATTACCTGAGAATGACTTTAAAGGAAGTCCTTCACTTGATGAACCCCTATTTACTGATTTGGAGCCAAGAGCAGCAGGATCAAGTGGTGATGGATATATTTGGAAATATCTTTATACTATAAAACCAAGTGATGCAGTAAAATTTGATTCTACAAACTATATTCCAGTTCCTAATGATTGGGGAAATACCACTGATACTGGTGTAATGAAGCAAAATGCTTCCTCTAGTGGTCAACTTAAAATTTGCACCATTAAAAATAGAGGTGCTGGTTTAGGGAATGCCAATACTTACACTAATGTGCCTATCAAAGGCGATGGTAGAGGAGCAAAAGCAACTATAGTTGTTAATGCTGATTCAAAGATTGAATCTATTTCAATTACAAATGGTGGTTCTGATTATACTTATGGAACAGTTGATTATGTTGGAGGTGGTATCCCAACTGGATCAACTGCACCAGTTTTTAATGTAATAATCCCTCCTACTGGTGGGCATGGGTTTGACATTTACAGTGAATTGGGAGCATTTAATGTTCTTACCTATTCAAGATTTGAAAATGACACTGAAAATCCAGATTTTATAACTGGAAATGAATTTGCAAGAGTTGGACTGGTTGAAAATCCACAACAATATGCTTCATCCAGTCTATTAACATCAGATAAAGCAGCAGCTACTTATGCATTAAGACTTACTGGAACTGGTTATAGTTCTGTTACTTTTACATCAGACGCAGAAATCACACAAAAAGTTGGTGTTGGATCAACAGCAATTGGAAGAGTAGTTTCATATGATCAAACCACTGGTGTTCTTAAATATTGGCAAGATAGAACAAATGTTGGATTTAATAGTGATGGAACACAAAATTCATCTCCTGAATATGGATTTGAATGTTTAAAATTTGATGGTAATGCTAAAGCATTTAATGGTAATGTTGATATTTTGGGAGGATCTGCCACTTTGCAGATAGGAACATCATTTTCAGGTATAACTACCATAATAAATAATAAGACATATAATCTTGGACAAGAGTTTGTTCAAGGTGTTGCTCAACCTGAATCAAAACAATATTCGGGCAACATCATCTATGTAGATAATAGACCTGGTATAACTAGGTCATCATCACAAAAAGAAGACGTCAAAATCATTTTGCAATTCTAAAGAATTATGCCACAGGAAACTAATCTCAACGTTGCCCCTTATTTTGACGACTTTGACGCAACAAACAACTATAATAAAGTACTTTTTAAACCAGCATACCCTGTTCAAGCAAGAGAACTAAACACTCTTCAGTCAATCCTGCAGGGACAGGTTGAAAGTATGGCAGATAACCTTTTTACAGAAGGTTCTGTAGTAATTCCTGGCAATACATCTTATGAATCTGATTTTTCTTGCATTCAGATTCAATCTGAATTTTTGGGTATTCCAGTTTCATTATATATTGACCAATTAGTTGGTAAAAAAATAACTGGAAGGACTTCAGGAATAACAGCAAAAGTAGTTACAACTATTACTAATGCTCAGTCTGATAAAGGAACATATACACTTTATGTAAATTATGAAAATTCAAGTTCTGATGGAACCTCAAGAAGAGAATTTTTTGATGATGAAGTATTAACTATTGATACAGCAATTGCATTTTCTACAACATTTATTGCAGCAAATGAAGGTTTTGCCAATACAATAACAAATAGTGCTGCTCAGACTGGAACAGCATTTACTTTAAGCACAGGAATATACTATCTTAGAGGGAATTTTGTAACAGTTTCAAACCAAATTTTGATTCTTGATCAATATTCTACAACTTCAAGTTATAGAATTGGTTTTCAAATCAATGAAGAAACAGTTAGTGCAGATGATGATCCTCAACTTTATGATAATGCAAGTGGATTCAACAATTACACAGCACCAGGTGCAGATAGATTAAAAATTACTGCATCACTTGTTAAAAAAACACCTAGTGATTATGATACTCAAGGATTTGTTCAAATTGCTGAGGTATCTAATGGATTCTTAAGAAGTAATACAACAACTTCAACAAGATATTCAACACTTGGTGCTGAATTAGCACAAAGAACTTTTGAAGAGTCTGGTCATTATTATATAAAAGAATTTACAACTAAAATAAAGGAAAGTCTTAATAATTTACAAGGAAATAGAGGAATCTATAAATCAAATCAAGCAACACAATCTGGAAATACTCCAAGCGAATCTTTGATGATATATCAGGTCTCTCCTGGAAAAGCATATGTGAGGGGTTATGATGTAGATCTTCTTTCTACAAAATTAGTTGATGTTATAAAACCAAGAACAACTAAAAAAATTATAAATCAAGGTTTAAACTTTAATTTTGTTCCAACTTTTGCAGTTAATAATGTATTTGGAAGTGCTCCAATTGGATTTAATACTACAAATACTATTTCTTTGAGAGATCAAAGAGTTGGGACTGCTGCAACAGTTGCTGCTGGTAAAGAAATAGGTCTTGCAAGAATTTATGATTTTGCTCTTGAGTCTGGTGCTTATGATTCTGCTGCGCCCAACACAAATGTATGGGATTTATCACTTTTTGATTTAGAAATTAATACAGATCTTTCTGTCAATGTAGATACTGTACTTTCAGTTCCAACTCATATTGAAGGAGAAAATAGTGGAGCAAGTGGATTTTTAAGACATGCTACTGTAGGCACAGCTGTCACAATATATAACACAAAAGGTGAATTTGTAATTGGTGAAAGAATTAAATTTGATGGTATTGTTGATAATGCCAGATTTATCACAAAAGTAAATAATAATTCTGTTTCTGATGTAAAATCAGTTCATGCTCAGGTTGGAACTGGAGCAACTTTTAGTGCTGATCTAGTTCAATCATCCTCGCTTTCATTTCAACAAGCAACTGTAACATCAATAGATATTGCCACAGGTATTTCAACTGTTACTAGTCCTTCAATGGCAGGAAATACTTTTGTTGGGATAGTAACCACTGGAAATCTTATATCTTACCAAAGACCAAATTTGATTGTTCCTTCCATAGCGAGAGTTACTTCTGTTGGTGGTACTAATTTTACTGTTGTAGGAGTAACAACTGTAACAAATGTTTCTGATGGTGCTCTTCCTACAGCAACATTTACTGCAACTGGACTTGAAGTTCTTACTTCAAGATTTCAAGAAACAAATTCAACCTCAAATGAAAAATCCTTATTCAGTATACTTCCAAAGAAATTTGTTCAATCTGTTGATCTTGATAAATCCTCTGCTTTCTTAAGAATAAGAAAAGAAGTCACTATTACTAATGGAGAAACTGGAGTTATATCAGTTGATAATGCTAACCTTCAAACATGGCAATCATTTGATGAGGAAAGATATTCTCTTCAAAATGCTGATGGAACAACACAAGTTTTGACTGCTGATAAGATTACATTTAATGGACAAAAGACAACTTTAACAATTAAAGGTCTTACTGGAAGTGGAAATGCTGTTCTTATTGGAACTGTTCTTCAAAGAGAAATTACATCAAAGATTAAATTAAAAAAATCAGCACAAAGGGTTGTTGTAAGCAAATCAAATAATCCAGCATCTGGAATAGATGCTGTGGGAGCAGCAGGAACCACTCTAAATGATGGATTGGAATATGGAAATTATCCTTTTGGTACTAGAGTGCAAGATAGAGAAATTTCATTAAATGTTCCAGACGTTATTGAAATTCATGGAATTTATGAATCAGTTGATGTTAATGATCCTCAACTTCCTTCCTTAACATCTAATAATATGACTGGACCAACTGGTTCAACATTGGATTTAATTATAGGAGAAACATTTGTTGGACAAACAAGTGGTGCAAAAGCAATTTATTTAAATAGAAATTCAACTTCTTCAATTGGATATTGTTATAAAAACAATAATACTTTTGAATCTGGTGAGGTCTTAATTTTTGATGAATCTGGTGTCAATGCAACTGCTGCAAATATTGATTCTGGATCTCCAGTTGTTACAGACAGATATAGTCTGGATTCTGGACAAAGACTAGAAATATATGATTATGCAAGAATTGTCAGAAGAAAGAATTTTGATCCATCTAATAAAAAACTTTTAGTTTATTTTACTAGTGCAGATTACGATCCAAATGATGAAGGTATCATAACCACAGCAAATTCTTATGTAAATTTTGATTATGGTAGCGAAATTCCTCAAATAAACAATATTAGAACAACTGATATTATTGATGTAAGACCTAGAGTTACAGAATATTCTGTTGCTGCTGATAAATCTTCACCCTTTGAATTTACTGGTAGATCTTTCTTTAACGAAAAGCATAGTGCAAAAAATATTTTTGCATCTGATGAATCAATGACTATAGATTATGACATTTATCTTGGCAGAGCAGATAGACTCTATATTAAAGAAGATGCATCTCTTGAAGTAAAATTGGGAGCACCTGCTGAAATTCCTGAACTTCCAGATACTTTGCCTGGAGCACTTAACATTGCAAATATTTTTAATCCAGCATATCTTTTTAATATAAAAGATTCAAAAATCAAGTTTGTGAATCATAAGAGATATCAAATGAGTGATATTTCTAAACTTGAAAAAAGAATACAAAATCTTGAGTACTATACATCACTTAATTTACTTGAGCAATCTACACTAAATTCATTTGTTTCTGATGCAAATGGATTGAATAGATTTAAATCAGGTATTTTTATTGACAATTTCTCATCATTTTTACCTCAAGATACTTCAATTGGTATAAGAAATAGTATTGACCCTGTAAAAAAAGTTTTAAGACCTGCACATTATTCCACAGCAATAAATTTACAAGTTGGTAATTCCACTATTCCTGGTCTTACTGGTGTAACAGCAACTAATGCTGATTCAAGATTTGCAGATGTTTCTGGGCAAAATATTAGAAGAACTGGTAATGTAATTAGTTTAAGTTATACAGATCAAGCGTTTATTACTCAACCATATGCAACAAGGATTGAAAATGTAACTCCTTTCCTTGTTACATATTACACAGGAAGTATTGCTTTAGAACCAACTGCTGACGTTTGGGTTTCAACTCAAAAAGCACCTGAACCTAGAGATGTTACAATGGAAGGTTCGTTCCAAGCAGTTGCTGATGCAATCCAATCAGAAGTAACAACTAATGAAGATGGTTTAAGAACAGGTGTAGCACCAACTTTATGGAATTCTTGGGAAACCACTGGTGTCAATCTTGATCTTAGTGGTAGACAGCAAACTGAATCATTTGCAGCAGCTGCTAGAAGAAATGGTGGTGAATTTAATAATTTACTTAGAGGTAATAATGCAAATAATAGTACAATTACATCAACAACTATTGATGGATCAATAAACCTATCCCAAAATAGAACAGGAATTCAACAAACTGTTACTGAAGTTATTAATACAGAATCACTTGGAGATAGAATTGTAAGTAGAGATATTCTGCATTTTATGAGGCAGAGAAATATCCAATTTACTGGAAGAAGATTAAAACCATTTACTAGAGTTTATCCATTCTTTGATAGTGTAGATGTAAGTGCGTTTATTACACCAAAATTACTTGAAATTAGTATGACTTCTGGATCTTTCCAGGTAGGTGAAACTGTAACAGGTAGAATGAGATCAACTGGGTTGGGTCCAATTAACAACACCTCTCCCACAATTACTTTTAGAGTTGCATCCTCTAATCATAAATATGGACCTTATAATAATTCATCTGATTTCTATACCAGTAATCCATATCAAAGATCAACAACAGTAGCATCAACTTATAGTCAATCTTCAACTATCTTGAATATTGATACTTTTAGTCTGCAATCTGAAGAATTTCCACAATTTTCTGGTTTTGTGAGATTGGGAATGGAACTGATAGGTTCTACTAGTGGTGCTTCAGCTCAAGTTACTGATGTAAGAATTATTACTGACAATGTTGGAACTGCAATTGGTTGTTTCAATGTTCCATCCTCTACAGATGATACAACACCTGAATTTGTTACAGGCAGAAACGTCTTTAGGTTAACAAGTAGTTCTTTGAACAGTCTTATTAAGGGTTCTACCACAACTGCTGCCCAAGAAATTTTCTATTCTCAAGGAGATATTGATAATACTGAAGAAGTTACACTCTCACTTAGAAATGCAAGAGTAGAAACTATTGAAGATACTGAAGTTAGACAATTAAACAATGAAATTGATTTTGATATTGTCACTAATGTATCACTTAGACCGCCACCACCACCTCCACCACCACCAGATCCCCCAAGACCAAGACGTGGTGACCCATTAGCTCAGACATTTACTGTTGATGATGAAACAGGTGTATTTGTCAATAAAATTGATGTATTTTTCCAATCAAAGGATGAAATATATCCAGTTACTTGTCAGATTAGAGAAACTACTTTAGGAACTCCTAATTCTAAAATTTTAGCATATTCTGAGGTAGAATTATTACCAGATCTTGTTAGTATTTCTGAAGATGGATCTGTTGGAACAACATTTACATTTGAATCTCCAGTATATCTAAAAGGTGGAACAGAATATGCATTTGTTCTCCTTTCAAGTGTTACAACTTATAATGTCTGGATTTCAAGAATGGGTGAACCTGATGTTACAACATTGGCATCAGAATCTAGTCAAGTTTTGGTTACATCACAACCAATTCTAGGATCCTTGTTTAAATCACAAAACTCAAGTGTCTGGACGCCTAGCCAATATGAAGATTTGAAGTTTGTATTGCACAGATGTGACTTTGTAGGAAGTGGCAATGTTCAATTCTACAACCCAGAACTTCCAACAGATCTTGAATCAATTTCAAGAGATGGAATTACTGCAATATCTAGATCAATTGGAGTTGGAATTGGAACAACTGTAAATGATAAAGATTTAACTTACCCATTGTCAGTAGGCAATAAGGTAACGCAAGTCAATACACTTGCATCTGGAACATTGGTAAGATTTGCAGGAATTGGAACTGGTAATCTTATTTTAACCAATGTTGGAAGTGGATACACACCATCATCTGGTCAATTTACATTTTCTGGTATTGGTCTTACATCACTTACTGGAACAGGTCAAAATGCAACTGCCAACATCACTGTCAATAATGGAGTAGCAATTGCTGCAACTATTCTTAATGGTGGTAGAGGATATCAAGTTGGTGATGTATTACAACCACTGACATTTGGCGCTGATCAACTTGGTGCAAATATGCAACTGTCAGTTGGAATAGTTTCAGTATTCAATGAATTAATTCTTTCAGATGTTCAAGGTGATTTTTCTACCAATGCATCTGATTACATAATGTATGAGAATAATAATGGTACTTTAGATAGTATTAATGCTGGCGCTGGTGGTAGTGTAACTTCAAATGAAATTGATGTTCTCTCAGATGGTCTTCATTTGAGAATCTTCCAAAGAAATCATGGAATGTACTCTGGAGTAAACAGAGTAAAAATTAATAGTGTGGAGTCAAATATTACTCCAACAGCACTTCTTGTTGATTATGGAAGAGATTCTACATCTGTAATTTCCATTGCTAATACAACAAACTTTGATACATTTGAAAATGTTGGTGTTTCAAACACAAATCCTGGATATGTTAAAATTGGTAATGAAATTATTAAGTATGAGGGTGTGACATCTGGAACTGGTGTTTCTGGTACTCTTATTGGTATTGGTAGAGCATTTGAATCAACTGTTCAGGCAAGACATTTACAAAATGATTTAGTATTTAAATATGAATTTAACAATGTCTCACTGAGAAGAATAAACACTACTCACAATTTAAGTGATTCAACAGTTGTTGATTCTATTGGTATTGATGAATATCATGTTAAGATTGACATGACAAAGAATGGTACTGATAGAACAGGTGCTGGTGGAACCTTTATTCCTAAAACAAATTATCTATCTTCTGGTATAGGTGGTGGATCTTTAGCAAAAGGAACATACAATCTTCCATATTCAGTTATTATTCCTAGTGTAACTTCAGTTGCACCAGAGGGAACTACAATTAATGGAAGCGTAAGAACTATATCAGAAACATCTGTTTCTGGAACAGAGTCTTCGTTTATTGATCAAGGTTATCAAGATGTAACATTTATGAAGAGAAATTATTTTGAATCACAAAGAATGGTTGCATCTCAAACAAATGAGAATAATCTTTTGACAGATCTTCCTGGATCAAAATCATTTACATTGAATATGGATATGTTGTCTTATGATAAGAGATTATCACCATTTGTAGATTTAGATAAATCTGCAGTTATTTTTGTCTCCAATAGAGTAAATGGTCCTATAGTCAATTTTGCCACTGATTCTAGAGTTAGTAGCATTCCTAATGATCCAAATAGTATGATTTATGTTACTAAATTGGTTGAACTGGAAAATCCTGCAACGTCATTGAAAGTATTCATTGATGGTTATATTGCCAATACAAGTGATTTAAGAATATTCTTTGCTCTTGATCAAAATTTAAGTGCTGATGAATCTATTTTCATACCATTCCCTGGTTATCAAAATCTTGATACATTTGGTAATGTGATTAATCCAGCAAATAGTGATGGAACTGCAGATAAGAAGATGTTTAAATCTGACAATCTGACACCTGAACCTGCAATAAATGATTTTAAAGAATACATCTTTACCATGGAGAATCTTGCTCCATTCAGATCATTTAGATTGAAAATAATTGGTACTTCTGTTAATCAAACAGTTGTTCCACAATTTAGAAACCTTAGAGCAATTGCACTAGCATGAATTTGATACCAGTTGAAAACCAGGATGGTCTCTTTAGGGATTCATCAACTGGAGCACTTGTTAATACTAACAAAAATGAATTTGAAACCTATATAACAAATAGAAAAAGACTCTCTTCTGAAAAGGAGAGAGTTAATTCTCTTGAACAAAAAGTTGATGATTTAAAAAGTGATCTAGATCAAATAAAATCAATGTTAAGGTCAATAGTTAATGGCTAACAACACAATTACTTTCAATCCAGATTCAAATGCAGCATATGGTGTAAACCTTACCATTTTAGAGGGTGCTGATTTTACATCAACATTCCAGATCAATAATGAAAATAAATCTGCCTTTAATCTAACAGGGTATTCAATACATGCCAAAATGATTAAAAGTGTTGCTATAGGAGCGACTGGTAATACAACTTCATTTACAAGTGGTATTACTAGTGCTATTGGTGGTCAGTTAAATATTTCACTTACTGACACTGTAACCAAAACACTTAATCCAGGAAGATATTATTATGATATTAATGTTGTTAGTTCAGCATCAACTGTGTATAAAATGGTTTCTGGAAATGTAGTGGTGGAGGGAGGTCTATCCATCTCCTAAATATAGGAAAGGATATAGTGTATAATGGCACAACCATCTTCTAGACAAGAATTAATAGATTATTGCTTAAGACAGTTGGGTGCTCCTGTCCTTGAAATTAATGTCGCAGAAGAACAAATACAAGATTTGATGGATGATGCTATTCAATATTTTAATGAAAGACATTATGATGGTGTAGAAAAAGCATTTCTTAAGTATCAAATAACTGCAGAAGATGTAGAGAGAGGAAAAGCAAGACCACCAGGTGCTCAAAGTCCTACCACTGAAAAGGGAATAGTAAATACAGATGTAGCAACCACTGTTGGAGGAGATGCTACAACATTTAAATTTTATGAAAACAGTAATTATATCCAAGTTCCTCCACAAGTCATAGGAATTGAAAGAATATTTAAATATGATGATGCTCAAGCAGCAAGCAGTAGTAATATGTTCAGTTTCAAGTATCAATTGTTCTTGAATGACATTTATTACTTTGGAAGCACAGATTTACTGTCCTATTCAATGTCTATGAGTTATTTGGAAACTATGGATTTTCTTCTTAATACTCACAAAAGAATTAGATTTAATATTAGACAAGATAGGATGTATCTTGATGTTGATTGGGATAACTTAAAAGAGGGGCAATTTATTATTTTAGATTGTTATAGAGCACTTGATCCAAATAATTATTCAAGGGTATATAACGATCCTTTCATCAAAAGATACCTTACAGCATTAATTAAAAGACAGTGGGGACAGAACCTAATTAAATTTACAGGTGTTAAACTTCCTGGTGGTATTGAATTTAATGGAAGACAAATATTTGATGATGGGCAAAGGGAGTTAGATGAAATAAAAACCCAAATGATGAGCACTTATGAAGTTCCACCTTTTGACCTCATAGGATGATTTCATGCTCAATCCATTCTTTTTAAACAATTCAAAACAAGAGCAGGATCTCATACAAAGTCTTGTCAACGAACAGTTGAAGATGTATGGGATTGAAATTTATTATATCCCAAGAAGGTATGTTAAAAAAGCATCTGTTATTAGGGAAGTAATTCAATCTGAATTTGATAATGCTTATCCTATTGAAGCATATCTTGATAGTTATGAAGGGTATGGTGGTCAAGGTACTCTCTTATCAAAATTTGGTATTCAAGAGTCTGATGACATGACACTTATTGTGTCAAGAGAAAGATATGAGAATTACATCACACCTCTGATAAAAAATATTCCAAATATTGAATTATCAACTAGGCCAAAAGAGGGTGATTTAATTTATTTTCCACTTGGAGATAGATTATTTGAAATAAACTATGTTGAACATGAACAACCTTTTTATCAACTACAAAAAAATTATATCTATACCCTTAAATGCCAACTTTACAGATATGAAGATGAAGTTCTTGATACTGGTGTAGAAACTATTGATGATGAAATAGAACAAATTGGTTACATTCAAACACTTACTCTGATAGGTGTTGCAGTACCAGCAACAGCTTCTATTTCTGGTATTTGTTCAGGTTCTGTAAGAACTGTGGATATAACAGATATGGGTGATGGTTATACATCAGCACCAACAGTTGCTATTTCAGCTGCTCCTGTAGGAGGAGTGAATGCAGTTGGAATTGCTTCAATGGATTATGGATATGTTGGTTGTGATGGTATAAAAGGAACAGGAAAAGTAGTAAGCGTTAAACTTACAAATGCTGGTTGCGGTTACATTGATACTCCAATAATAACTTTCTCTGGTGGAGGTGGCGTTGGAGCAGCTGCAACAATTATTCTTGAAAAAGTTGGAGGAATAAAGACTTTAAACTTAACAAATCCTGGGTCAGGGTATATAAATCCACCTACTGTTGGAATTTCCACTCCTGTTCATGTAGGAGCTGCTGCAACTGCTACAATTGGTGTTCCAATAAATCCAGGTGCAGGGTCAAGTGTAATTAATACAACTATAAGTGTTGGTATTGCTACTTACCTATTCCCTGGAGGAACTACAGGTGGTGTGTTCTATAAATCTGCACCAGATGTAACATTTTCAACACCAACAGGAAGTGGAGATAATGCAATTGCCACTGCTACTTTAGACAATTATAATAATACTGGTGGCACAGTATTATCATTAACCATTACTGATGAGGGTAGATTTTATACATCAGCTCCTTCAGTTACTATAACCTCACCTGGATCTGTATCTGCTGCTGCCATCATTGATAACGGAGGTGGTCTTGATGGATCATCTGTTGACCCTAGTTCATTAGGATTTACAACAACAGGTAGAGCATATACAACAGCACCTACAGTAACAATAGGAGTTGGAACTGGTACAACTACTCCTACAATAGTTGCAGTTGGTATTGCAACTATAAATCCAATAACAGGAATTGTTACTGCTGTAGGATTTAGTTCTATAACTGATTTGTGGGCAGTTGGAACTGGTGCAACTGTAGGTTTTGGTTATACTGTTAGACCAACCATATCCTTTAGTGCTCCATCGCCAGTCACAGCAACTGCCACTGCTGTAGTTTCTGCTGGTGGATCAGTAACATCACTTTCAATTGGAAACAGTGGATTTGGATATATTTCCACTCCCACTGTTTCAATATCTGGACCTTCTGGAATAGGAACACAATTTACAGCAACTGGTATTGCAACAATTAGATTTAATTCAATTTCTACAACTGGTACATTAGGAGCAGGATCAACTGTAATTACTGGAATTAATACTGCTGGAATCATAGTTGGTGATAGAGTTAGACTTGGTATTGGATACAGTGATGTATATAATTTTATAGTAAGTGATTCATTTGTAAATTCTGTTGGAGTAACAAGTTTAACTATAAACAATACATCTACAAATGTAGGAATTGCAACATCAGTATTTGAATTTGGTATTGATAGGTGTGGAGTAGTAACAGCAATTAATGTTACTCATGGTGGTGGTGGATACTTAACTGCACCAACAATTACCATTTCAAATGATTCAAGTTTTAAAAATTATATTGATGAAGTTGTTGGTGTTGCAACAGCTGTTGGAATTTCTACTGTAAGTATAGCAGGCACTGTAACTGTTCATATTATTGATTCTGGTTCTCAATATGTTCTTACTCCAACTATAATCTTATCATCTCCAATATCAACAAGCACTGGGTCATTTATCTTTAATGAGATTGTAACTGGTTCTAGTTCTGGAACTACTGCAAGAGTAAAAGAATACGATGCTGTTAATAATACTCTTGAAGTTTCATTAGTAGATGGATCATTTACACCAGGAGAAACAATTGTAGGTTCAGAATCAGGTGCATCACATACTATGAGAATACAGGATAAAGATGATCAAGTTGATCCTTTTGCAGATAATGATAATATTGAAACTAGAGCAGATGATATAATAGATTTCAGTAAGGGCAATCCTTTTGGAATGCCCTAGTTAAAAAACTGTTAAATAGAAGTATAGTTAAATTATAAAAAAATGTTTGAACATTTCTACAATGAAATATTCAGATCAGTTATTATTGCCTTTGGTTCCCTTTTTAATGGAATAGAAGTTCATAAAAAAGATGCTGCTGATGATACTTTTAGTATTATTAAAGTACCACTTTCTTATGGTCCTACGCAAAAATTCCTTGCAAGAATGGAGCAGCAGGCTGATCTTAATAAACCAGTTCAAATGACATTACCAAGAATGTCTTTTGAGTTTACAGATTTGTCTTATGATCCAAGTAGAAAAGCATCACAGTCTCAAACATTTTTTAAAACTGAAAGTGATGGAACAAAGACTAAAAAAGTTTATCTTCCAGTTCCATACAATATGGGTTTTGAATTGTCAATAATGACAAAATTAAATGATGATATGCTTCAAATTACTGAGCAAATTTTACCATATTTTCAACCAACATATACTCTTCCAATTAAAATGCTTGGTGATTTGAAAGAGACATTAAATGTTCCAGTGCAGTTGGAAAATGTTTCTATGGAAGATGATTATGAAGGTAACTTTGATACAAGAAGAGCATTAGTATATACTTTTAGATTTGTAGCTAAGACCTACTTATATGGTCCTATAGCAGATGTCACTGAAGATATCATTAAGAAGGTACAAGTTGGTTATGTTGCTGGTCAGAGAGGTCTTAGAGGGACTTCTTATGAAAGAGATGTCACCTATAAGGTTGTACCAAGAGCAACAAAAGATTATGATGGTTCAGAAATAACAACACTTGCAGAAGATGTTGATACAACAGAGACTATAATTACTGTTGCAAATGGTGGATTAGTAACAGCAAAAACATATGTTTATGTTGGAGAAGAAGAGATATTTGTTGAATCAATTTCTGGCAATAAACTCACAGTAAAGAGAGCACAAGATAAGACAACAGCAACTGCTCACGTTCTTGGGGCATCAGTGTTTAGCATCACATCAAATGATGCAAACTTTATTGACATAGGTGACAACTTTGGATTTGATGGTAGTATCTTATGACAGACTCAGATAGTAACATTGTTGATGTAACACCAATTGGTAAAGAGAAACCTGCTCGTCTTACTAAAGATGATGTAGAAAAAGATTATGAATATACAAGAGGTAATCTTTATTCTATAATTGAAAAAGGACAAGAAGCAATCAACGGTATTCTTGAACTTGCACAAGAAAGTGAAATGCCTAGAGCATATGAGGTTGCTGGTCAGTTGATAAAAAATGTTGCTGATGCAACTGATAAGTTAATGACTCTTCAACAAAAACTAAAAGATGTCAATGAGGAACAGATTAGTAAGGGACCAACAACAGTAAACAATGCATTGTTTGTTGGATCTACTGCAGATTTGCAAAAACTATTGAAGAATAACTCATCTGATAAATAATACATCAGGGAGAGAAATCCCAAAGTATTATACTTATAAAATGTCTAAAAAAGAGGATTTGCCGTCAATAAATGATATAGTAGAGGATACTAATCTCCCCTCTTATAAAGATTTTATTGAAAATAACGAAGAACTACCTTCAGTAGACGAATATAAGACAGAATCATTAGAAGAAGATAATCAAACAATTGAAAATGCTAATGGTGAAACATTTGCAGAAATAATTGATGTTGTAAAAGCGCCAGAATGGCAAGAATTGTTAACTTTGGTTAACAAAGTAAGAGAAGATATTCCAAAAATACCAGAAATTAAATATTATGATGATGAATTAGGTGATTTAAGTGAAAAAATCACTGAAATTCAAGAAAATTTGTCACGCTTTGATTTAAAAAGTGACAAAATTTATCATTTAGATGCAAAAAATGAAGAATTTGAGGTTAAATTAAATGAAATAGAGTCAAAAATACCTGAAATACCTGAAGTAAGGTATTATGAAGGTGATATTGACTATATTTACAAAAAAATTGACTTAATTAAGGAAGAAATTACTAATCTTCCAGAAGTTAAGTATTATGAAAGTGACCTTGATACTCTTAAAACAAGAATTGAGCAAGTTAATGAGAGTATTCCTACCTTTCCTGATTGGGTTAAGAAGGTTGAAGAGGTTCCTGACTTTTCATGGATAGGTAAAACATTTGGAGTCATTGATGACGACTTTAAAAAGGTTCAAGGGCATCTTGAACTCATCACAGAAAAAATTAATTTAAGAGTTTCTGAAATTAATGAAACAATTGAAGTAAAAGATTTTGAACAAAGAGTAGATTTAAAAGATCTAAAAGAAAATTATTGGACAACAAAAGATAAAATTGTCAAAGAGTTCAAAGAAGTTGCTCTTAAAATTTATGATCATCATAAAGAATTTAAAGATGATGATAGGAAATTAAAAAAAGCAGTATTAAGTGAGCAGAACAAGTTAAAACAAATTCTCACTAAAGAGATAACTAAAATCAATGAGGAAAGTATAAAAACTGATGAAAAAATCATTGGTTTCTTCAATTCATTAAAAGAAGATGTTGAGCAAAAATTCTCATCATTACCAGAAGTAAAATATTATGATGATGAAATAAAATCACTACAACAAGACGTAAAATTTGTAAAAGTAAGTGTAAAAAGTTGTATTGAAGATGTTAAAAAAATATCCTCTGATATTAAAAGATCACAGGTTGAGTTAAAAGAAGGTCTTCTTAATGAACCACCTAATGAAAAAGAAACTGCTGGAAATCAAACTGATCCATTAACACCTCTTGATCAGAAATTTGCCACTCTTGATGATCTGTCCAAACACTACAGATTGTTTATTAATAGGATTCAAACTCAACTCTCCACTATGGGTGGTGGTGGAGCAGGATTTATTAAAGATCTTGATGATGTTGATATTTCTGGTTTACAAAATAATTATATTTTAAAATGGGATGACCCAAATAATAAATGGGTAGTCGCTGCTGGTGGTGGTGTTGGTGCTGCTGGAACTTGGGGTATTGATTCTGTTGGCATTCATACATCAAAAGTTGTTGGTATTAATACAACAACAGCAAAAGCAGGAGTTGCTCTTCATGTTGTAGGTAATATTGAGGCAACAGGTAATGTAAATGTTGGTGGTACAATTACATATGATGATGTTGTTCATGTTGATTCTCTTGGTTTATCAACATTCAGAAGTGGAATTGAGGTAAATACTGGTTCAGCAACAACTGCTTTACTTGTTCGTGGTGATGCTAGAATTACTGGAATCCTTACCATTGGTACAGCATCTGTAACCATTGATGGTGAAAATAACACCATCACAACTGGCATTGTTACTATTACCAATTCAGAAGTTACTATTGGTGATAATGTAAGAATCAATGCTGGTGCAACAGGTATTAACTCAGCACCTAATGTCTTCTATGTTGCTAAAGATGGCAATGATTCTAATAATGGTACATCAATTGATAATGCAAAATTAACTATTGCTAGTGCTGTTGGAGTTGCTCAATCTGGATCAATAATTAAGATTTTGTCAGGAAATTATGTGGAGAGCAATCCAATTGTAGTTCCTGCATTTGTAGCAATTGTTGGAGATGATCTTAGAAGTTGCAAAGTATTACCAAGTAATGCAACACAAGATCTGTTCCATGTCAACAAAGGATGCAAATTAGCAAACATGACCTTCTCTGGCCACACTGCTCCTGCTGCTGCAGTTGCCTTTCCATCTGCTGGTGCAACAAATGTTGGTGGTGGAAAATGGAAAGGTCCTTACATCCAAAACTGCACTAGTGATACAACAACAGGAACTGGTATAAGAGTTGATGGAGATAAGGCAGTAAAAACTAAATCAATGAATGTTGATGCCTTCACCCAATACAATCAAGGAGGCGTAGGAGTTGCAGTTACAAATGAAGGATATGCACAATTAGTTTCTGTATTCACAATCTGCTGTAATGAAGCAATAACTGTTCATAAAGGTGGTCAAGCAGATGTTGCCAACAGTAATTGTAGTTTTGGCTCATTTGGTTTGATTGCTGATGGTGTAAGTAATGAGCAATTCACAGGTATTGTCACAACAAGTGCTGCTGCAGGACAAGACAATGTAGTTGTAAATGTTGGTGCCATAACCACCAGACCATATGATGGTCAGGTTGTTTATTTTGATCAATTATTTAAATCTGTAGAATCTATTACAATAACCAATGGAGGTAGTGGATATATTTCCACGCCATCAGTGACAATTACATCACCCACAGGATCAAATGGTGAGGTTGCAACTGCTTTTGCTACTATTGAAAGTGGTGTAGTAACAGAGATTGATATTATAAGCAGTGGAAGTCAATATACTGGAACTGCAACAATTACAATTTCTGCTCCTGATTCAGGGACAACTGCTACTGCAACAGCAGTAATGGCAGATACTTACTACACAATAAATAGTGCTACACCCATAGTGTCTGG